TGCCGTGGCAGCTCCTGCACCCAGTGCGGCGGGATCGGCCAAAGCTCCGACGGCACACCTAGCGCGCTCTCCTCGATCATCCAGAAGATCTCACCTTTCAAATCAAACGAGATGCTCGAAACCTTTCGCGCAGCGACTCCAGACATAGAAGGGTTGAAAGTAGCAAGGAGATCAAGCAAAGGATGATCGTCGACTTCGCGGACAGCCCCTTGCTTCTCGAACTGCCTGTAGAGCCTTTGCCTTGTGAACACTTCCGACGTTTGTAGCGCAACATTCTTCACCGCCTTGCCGCTCTTGTTCGTCTTGTAGTACAAGCGCCACGGCACCGCTGACACGTGCTGCGCGATCTTGCCAACTACGCTACGCAACCACGGGCTCTTGCTGTACGCCTTGAACAGCTCAGTGGTTCCGTGCCTGGGTGCCCCAAAGCCTTTCACCATGTAACTGCCAGCCACCTCTTGCACAAGGGACTTCCCGCCGATCCACATGGCCAGTCTTGATCTCATGCCCATTTTGGCACCTCCTGCCCGTCCGTTGTCTCACAAGCGACGGCGAAAATACACCCCTTCAGGCATTGCCTGCTTTCTGCATCCTTGCCTTCATGTCGGCCGTCAAGATCTCGCCGTCGATCAGCGACACCTCTACCTTCTGCCAAAGGTTGCGCACCAGGTCAGAGCATGCGTAGATCTTGTTGTTCTCCTCGACGTACCCGTGGCCTGCATCAAAGAAGGCCTTCTTCACCTTGTCGAGATCCGTGTTCGTAGGCCGGCGCGCATCTATCCGTGAAACTGCAGCATGCCTCGTGACCTCACCTTTGTTCGGCTGGAACATCTGAAACGAAACTACAAGCTTGCCGTCGGTGTACAACGCAAACGGATCTTCGTACCCGGCGTAGCGCCACTCAGCTGGCAGGTTCATGATTCAAGCTCCTTCAACGCTTTTTCAAATCGCTTCAACGCGGGGTGGTGCCGCCCGCCGTGGCAGCAGTAGCACCCGGTGCCCCAGGTACCGCCACAGTCCGGGTTGCAGCACTCCTGCCGGAGGATCCCGTGCAGGTGCGGCGGCGCCTCACGCAGCGCCTTCGCCACGAGCTTTGCGGCGGTTACAAAAGCCGCGCCTCTTTCTGCCATCTCCAAAACGCTGCTCATTCCGGCACGCCCTCCACGTAGATCCTGAACATGATCGACTCGCCGTTGAACTTCTGCTCCTCGAACTCCTCTGTCCGAAAGAACGCGCGGATCTCGGTGTTGGTCGGCAGCGACACCTCTCCGTTGTCGCCCTTTTGCTTTTTGAACTCAGTGCGCTTAGTCGGCATGTGGATCGCGATGGACTTGTCCATGGGGATCTGCGGAAGGTACCTTCGGCACTCGCACCGCGTGAGCAGCATCACTGGACCGACCTCCAAATCTTTGTCTCCGACTTTCATTTTTTCCTCTTTAGGTTTTTGAGCGGTACACGTTTGCCGCACTTTGAGCAGTACCACTCTGGTGACCTTGCAAGCTGACGCGCGGTCATGAGCCGGCCGCAGCACCTGGGCGTGATGTAGATCGTCGGCTTTTGGGGTTCATATATCATCCCCATGGTGTGCCGTCCGGGTTTGTCCTTACATTCTGCTTGCATTCTATTCGTTCCTCTATCTTGTACCGGCCTTGCGGCTTCTTGATGTTGTGCTCCACGATCACCGAAACGTCTTTACCTGGGGCGTTCCTTCTAGTGCCGCAATTAGAGCAGCGCCAGCCGCCAACGAAAACGAATTGGCAGCTGCTGCACCTCCACTCACGTGGGCGGGGCATCCTTCAACCCGTACATTGGGTCGGCAAAAATCGACCCGCACTTGTTGCACCGGCACCTTGCCCCGAACGGCCCTTGAAACAGATCGAAGCTGTTGTGCTCGCCGTGGTACGGGCAGTCCAGCACGCTGCCTTTGCCGGTGTAGTAGACGCACCACGACCTGGGTGTGTATTCGACATCGAACCCGAGCAGGTTTACAGCAAACAGCAGCGCGATCGGAAGCGAGCAGAAGAACATGCCGGTGAGCAGGATCGCTGTCGTGCTCGGCTTCTTTCGTATCGGCATCATGACGATACGCACGAGCAGACCAGCTCCCTGGCCTTGCCGTCCTTCACGTAGGTTGACTTTACGACCCCGGTGCCGTGGCACATGCGACACTTTTTGTCAGCTGCCTTCAGGTCGTGCTCCTTCGTCAGGAACTGCAGGCCGACACCACCTGGCCGCTGCCTTTCGCTCTGGGCCGGCCCCGGTTTGTTGCCTCTTGTGTTGAAGCCTGCACGTCGCTGACTCTTCATGCGCTTGATCATCGATCGGATCCCGCTGCTCATCTCTTGCTCTCCTGAAAATGAGGTTGGTGCGGTAGGAACACTCAGGGGTTTGACCATAGCAACCGCACCCAACCTCGGCCCGCCGAATTGCGGACGCTATTTTAACCGCAGGCGGGCTTTTCCCGCCATGGCTTTCTCCTACGCAAAATAGATCACTTTGTTTTTGATTATTGGCTCTAAAGCGTAGCGCACAGCATCCCATACATGATTGTGTCTGTCCACAGGTACTGGAAGCACATCACCTGACAACTTGTCAAGCTTCCATGAATACAACCTGGCCTCGTCGATTGCGTGCGTGCAGCGAGGATGGATCACTATCCGCTTGTAGCCACGCAAGTGCGCAATGCCGTCGGCCACGCTGCCTTGACCTTTCTCTGCTGCCACCATGTTGACGTAGCCGTGCCTGTTCATGTGGGAGATTGTTTCGGGGCGCGCGTTGTCCGCCCTGCTCGTGTGCTCCCTGCCGCCTGGCACCGAGTCAAAAAGCGTCGGTAGCTCGTCGTTGTCGACACCCACGCCGTAAGCTTCATGCTCGATCCAAAGCTCTCGCTCCAGATCTCTGGGATCCCCTGTAACCCAAAGCTTGACCATGACTGCAGGATCTTTGGCAAAACCCCAATCCACCCCGAAGTAGGGGCCGTGCCAGTCTTCAGCAGGCTCGAACGATTCAATCGCGCACTTGTCATAGAAGATCTGGGCCTTGCTCAGCTCCAGTGTTTCCCCACCCCACACATGATCCGCAGCTTCTTTGTCTGTCGCATAAGCGTGGTCCTTCTCCTTCTCCAAGGTCTTCGGCAACCATCGGTTGTGCTCCCATCCTATCTTGATCGAGAAGGAGTCTGGCGGTGGATCTTGAATGAACTTTTTGTGCGTCGAGTCGGTCTTGTAGCGGGGGTTGAAGCTGATCCAAATCTCTGAGCCTTCCTTGCGGATCGTCGGTATCAGTATGTCCCAGCTCTCCTTGCTGACTGTCTCCGCCTCCTCGACCCACACAAGATCAACGCCCTCCATCGACTTGATCTTCGAGACGTTGTGGTGCAAGCCGGTGAAGATAAATTCCGATCCCGTGTTGGTGCAACGGATCATGTTCTTCTTGATGTCAAAGATCCTGCTGTAGCCTATGGCTTCGATCTGATCTGCAAGCAGCCTGTGCACCGAATCGCTGATGGACTTCTGGTATTCACGTGCGCAGAGGATGCGCCGCTGATACCGCTGAGCTATGACCAAGAGGCAACGCGCGATGCTCCAAGACTTGCCGCCACCTCGACCTCCGTAGACGATCTTATAGCGGTACGGCTTGAACAACTCACCAAGCTCTTCGATGATCTCAGCTCTTGCCCTTATTTGCCTTGTCACTCTTGACGAATACCACTTCTGTCAGCACTGGCACAACCTCCCCATCGGGACCTGCCAGCCGGTTCTCGTTCAGTTCGTTCGGCATGTCACGGCTCAAGCGCTCCAGCTTGGTGCCTGCCTCAACCAATCGGATGATGTCGCTCACGTTCGTGATCGGCTGTCGGATCCTACCGTCCCTTGTTGCGTTCGCATCCACAAACTTGATCCGCTTGACCAAGGCCTGCAGCTCCAACGTCGCCGCCTCCTGCAGACCTAGTGACAGCTGGATCTGGCGCCTGACCATCTTCTGCGCTTCGTTAAGCTCCGCCGCTCGAATGCGCCGGTCGACCTCGTTGTCCCATGCTACAACCCGCTCGTGCCATCGGTTGCGCGTGCACATGGTCTCCAACGTGTGCGTGTTCTTGTCGAGGATCTCTGCCACCTTGTGGGTGGAGCGCTCCGGCATGTCGCGATAGATTACAAACGCCTCAAAGGATGAGAGTGGTTCGCGAATCTGACGCTCCCACGGTAGCGGGTCCCTTCGCTTTCGGCTATAGACCATGCGACCGCTAGGGGTCTTCGCCTTGCCTCGTGTTCCCATACTGTAATCACCTTCCAGCCCATCGATAATAACCTGTTGCGCACCATCCTGTCACGTGCCTTTGTGCGCTGCAGCTTGTGGCGCCAGAACTGCTGCCGGGTCTTTGGCTCCCGGTAGTGCAACGGGCACCCATGCCAGAAGCAGCCGTGCACGAACACTGCGACGCGCTTGTTCAAGATCGATATGTCCGGCGTGCCGGGGATCCTGTTGTCGTTTCGCTCGTGCTCGCACCCTATGGATGCCAGCGCGTCGGAAAGCAGCCTTTCGGGCAACGTGTCTTTGCCCTTGATCCTGCGCATCAGGTCGGAGCGCTGCTTTTTGGTCAGGTGGTCAGGCATTCACGTGCTTGATCCCCATTTCATCAATCAGGGGTAGCGCGCCCCAATCAATATCAGTACGCCGGATTAACGGGTGTTTGAAACGCTTCCAATTGATCGAATGTTGGTATCTGCCCCACTTGTGCTTGACCTTTACGATCCCGGGCCAAGCACGTTCCAAAGTTTTCGCCATTTCTAAACGGCCGAGCCCTTTGTAGCGTTCAGTGTTTCCACCTTTCGCGAGCATGGTTTGCATCTTGTGGCAATTGAACGCCTTGATCAAAACCGTGCACCAACCTGCCGTCAGAACTTGCAAACACAAGTCTGCATCTGCGTTGAATTTACCTCGCCACCGAAACGGGATCTGATTCAAAATTAAAATACACGAATACACGCGAGTGTTGAGCACGAACGCAGGCGATTGTGCACGCGCAAAGCCCATGTAATCCAAACCACCGACTGCTACATTCTGGTAGCGGTCTATGAATTCTTCAGCGATACGTAATGCGGTCCGTGGGCTGCATGGCTTGCGGCAACCTTTGTGGAGCCTTCGAAAATCAGTGATGTTGTCATCAAGGATCCAATGACGGTACGCCCCAGATTCTATCGCTCGGTCCCAAATCCAATTACGAACTGATATCGGCCCTTGATCGCGAAAAGGGAGTACAACCACTGCGTCCCTGTAGTGCGCTCGGTATGCATCAGCTTCTTGCTCTTCGACAACGAGCGCAAACGGCAATCCATCACTTGCCAGGCATTTCGCCGTACGGCAATTCTCGGCTCTGCCTTTTGAAAGAATGAAAATCGGATACCTTAGTTTTGCCATGCCATTGCCTCACATCTACAAACGAACGTGCGATTCTTTCCGCATCACCTTTGACTCCGACCCAATCGAACAATTCCTGCGCCGCTTCAATCTCACCTTGGAAAATCCGATCGATGTTGAAAGTGAAGGTTTTGTTTCGTGCAATGCGCCTTACTTCAGCCATCCAATAATCGTAACGTCCTAGGAATGCTGCCCACTCTTCTCTGGTAGAATACGCGTCCATGAATTCAGTGCGCATCAACGAATCGATTGTGTCACGATGGTTGCGAGTGACAAGCACCCATCTTGCTGAAGGGAAATGCTCGAGCCACAAGTTACGGCACACCAGAATTTTCGGATCTTTGAAGTACCATCGACGTTTACCGGCTCCTTCGTCATGCATGGCTTGCGTCACTTCGTGTCCGAATCGAAACCACTTCGCGTCTAGGTTCCGAGGTTGATAGCGCTTGCCTTCTTTGTCCTTGTCGTTCGCGCGCAAGTACCGGATCAAAATATCGCGCACTCGCAAATTCTCAAAATAACCTTTTTTGTTCCACCGGTCTCCAACCTTCATCGAACCGCCAAACAAGCCGGCCCAGTGCAACAAACCCGCAGTCAACGAAGAACCCGACCTCGGTGGGCTCGCAATCAGTATTGGATCATCCCGCATCCTCAAATCGTTCCCCTGAGTAGTCATTCAATCTTTCTTTACCCCACGTGGTGCTCCACGTCCTCGTGGTTCGCTTGATCACAAAGAGCCTGAGTTCTTTCACCGCGGCTTCGCGTTCCTCTTCCGTGTCGAACATGATGTTCAAACAAAACGGTTCTGATTGTTGTTCGTGTTCCGGCATTCCTACCCATTCTTCTCCCGGTGCCGTAGGTTGTGGCACTTCACCACCAGCTGCTTGAAATTGAGAAGTCAAATCGCCTAGTATTTGAGGATCGAAACCCAACGACTCCATCGCCTCGAACCCAGATGCGCGAAGCTCGCCGACCGCGGCCGCGAGGTTGTTCTCGTCCCACATGGCCAGCTCGCCGGTTCGATTGAGCGCAACCGACAGGGCCCGGCACTCTTGGTCGTTGCCGTCGTAGAGCGCAATCTGGCACTCCTGCCAACCAAGCTCCTGCATCGCCATGACCGTGCCGTTGCCGGCGACGATCTGGCTGTCGCTGTCGCGGACCAGGACAGGAAGCACCTGGCCGAACCGCTTGAGGCTTTCTCGGATCGCACTGATATTTTCAGTTGGGTGCGCTCTCGGATTGACTGGATCAAACACAAGCTCTTGAATTGGTACAGTTAATATCTCCATCTTTTTACCTTGTTGTTGTAAGGATGTTCTGCTACTAAGCTTGAATGAAAACAAATCGATTCTTTGTTGAATACCGTCCTATCAAGAGTCACCCCTCCTACCAAATAGGCGATGATGGAAGCGTACGTATTCAGACAAAAGGTATCTGGAGGCATTTGTCTCTCATCACAACTAGACATGGGTACATGGTTGTATCCCTTCACAATAACGGTGTTAAAACACAACGCAGAGTTCACCAACTCGTTCTGGAAGCCTTCATTGGCCCCCGATCCCCTGGACAAATCACCAGACATTTGAACGGATGTCGAGCTGACAACAGGTTAGAGAATCTAACTTGGGGTACTCATAAAGAAAACGAATTTGATAAAGATCGTCACGGTACTAAAATGCGAGGTGTTAAAAACCACCAGCACCGTCTCACCCCACCTGAAGTCATTCGTATACGCAATCTCCTTTCACAAGGTTTTTCAGACAAACAGATCTCCAAACAGTTTCAAGTCACAGCAACGGCCATTAGGTACATTCGAATTGGCCGCAACTGGAATCACCTCAAGTAAAACGGTCAGGATTTCCATCCCGCAGTTGTGCCCTAAACGGCAAGAGTTGTCAATTGACGTAGAAGGACTTGCTGTAGCGGAAGCTACGGCTCTTGCGCGACAGGCCTGCCAGTGAAGGCATCAATCAATCCCTCCTCGCAAGCCTCGACATAACTAGGCAAAACGTCGCGGATGATGGTCGCCTTGGTTACCCCGTAGTACACTGACATGTCGTCCAACCATTCCAACACGTCATCATCCGCCTTGAAACCAAACAGCTTTGCGTGTGTGCCTTTACCTACCCTGGCCTTTTTCAAAGGCTTGTACTCCTCGCGCTTGTGCAGATCAGATAGGGATCTCAATGCGCTGTTCACAATGT